AAATTCTAAATGCTGCAAGGGCGCTCATGGGTTACTCCTTGTGGGCGATTCGCGAATCGCCCCTACATTCAAACGTGAAACAAAATCAGCCAAAGGACAAACCGTACATTCGGCAATTCCATACTTGGTACCAAGAAAATCTTGACAAGCAAGACAAGACTGATCAATACGATCATGTATAGAATTAGAAAGCCAGGAAGGAATGGGCAGTTCTTCACCAAGGTGAGAGTTTCTACCTGACAACCTATAAGAATGGCGGGCGGCTGCCCATTCCGAGCGGTTCACTTTCGAGGCTTCCTTTTGGGAAGGAGTTTACTGTGGTCGCCTACTACGCGACCACCTTCGGCGGTCTTGACGAACTTCATAGCATCTTCCATGCTATGAATGACCGGCTCGACCGCATCCAAAACCTGATCACGATTGAAGATCATTTTGGGACCCTGCTCGAAGACGATCGTGATGGAAGTGGAAGAAATCTTCCACGCGATGGGGGTCATATTGACCTTTTCAGCAAGAGCGGCAACTACGGAGGGAACTTTCTCAAGGATCATGGCTACAACCTTTGCTTTAGCCTTTGAGTTTGGGAAAGCGGACGTTCAGGAAATCGTAGATGCCGCTGGTGGTAAGGCCAATGGCCAAGCCGAAGAAGATGACGGCCATCCAGCCGGCATAGTCAACAGGCAGGCCGAGGGTGAGCTTGTAGGCGATACCCAGGGCAAGGCCAAGAAGAAGTGAGCAGATCGTAAGGATCCGGTTCTTCAGGCCGAAGATTTTCAGGAACTCGACTAAGCCGAAGATGACGGCGATGAGAGGGACACCGCCGATGAGGAGAGAAGAGAAATCTTGCATGGGAAATCCTTTCTTGATACGAATTCGGTTACCCCAACCGGAGGAGGGCCGGCTGGGGCAACCTAAACTGCATATAGGCGGGACGCTCGCCCTTATGCTCTCAGAGTGTAGTTGGCGACCGCAGAGAGGATGTCGATCTGCGTGGTGGCGGCGGCGACCATGGTGAGTTGCACAAGGACATATTCGTCATTGTCCACCCAAAACGGCGTGGTGATGGTGAGAACCAACTTATGCTGCTCAACGAGGGCACTATTGGCGGCGGTAGGCGATTGGGTGAAGGTTTGGGCGGCGACGACGGCAACAGCACCTTCAATGCCACGCGTGACCTTGTTGATCACGGCGGTGACGGTTGTACAGGCAGCGACAAGGACTTCATAGTCGATCTCGATGCTTGCCAGCTTGACGCCATTCAAGGCGACGCTGTTAGACGGGATGTCGATCGGGATGGTGACGATCGTGGTTTCGGCGTTGGCCGCTTTATGCAGAACGATCGTGCCTGCAACCTGGCCGGCGATCATTGTCCATGTACCCGTGACAAGATGAACATCAGTGGGAGGAATGAACTGCGAGAAGTGAGTGTTGTGGATCATGGTATTCCTTTCGAGTTAGAGTTGCCCCCCCCTACCCCACCCCATTTTCAAAATCAAAAATGGGGGGGATGGCAAGAAGAATAGATTAGCCAGCCACATTAGACTTATGCAGCGGGCGGAAATCGCCCACGCACAGGGCCAGGAACTGGCGGACTTTCAGGCGGTGTTCGTCGTTCATAAACACGGCGGAATCCGTCTCACGGCCAGCAATATAGACTTCTGGAACCAGGCCAAAACGCTCGCCAAGAATGATGGACGGGGCGATATCCGGATCACAGACAGCAGCCCAATCCGTGGCGTCGGTCCATTCAGGGACAACCAACGGAACGACATTACCTTTGAGCAAGTTATCGGCGTGGACATTGGCGGTGACATCCCAGGCATTCAAGAACGCATCGAAAGCGGTCTTGCGCAGCGCGCGAGGGATAAGACAGAAGCGAGGCTCGATAGCCTGTTTCTTGCCGGTGCCATAGTAGGTAGCCGCCTGCTTGATCAACATGGGTTGATCATAGACGGCCTTGGCGACAACATCCCACTGTGCGGCGGCGAGAGCGGTGGTGAGCAGGTTGGCATGGCCGGTTGCAGAAGTAACGGCGGTGGCATTGAACAGCGCGCCACCATCCGCCATGGTGGGACCCGCACCGGAGGACTGAGTGAAGATATAGGCGATCTGCTCAGAGATGTTGCGCATGGCAGCGTTGCCAAGCTCGATGGCATAGAGACGCAGTTTACGGGTTTCATCGCGGTCAATGGCTTCCAAAGTCAACGGCAGATAGCCGCCGTACTTGGTGAAGGAAGCGGTTTCGGGGTTATCGCCTACAGCAAGTTCGGTATATTCGCCCTGCTCTGCAACGGAAGGCAGGCTGCCGATGGTCCCGACCAGCGTGCCGGTGATCGAATTCAAGTTCTCGAAGTGCTCGGTGCGTACGATAGACTTCCACCAATCATAGCCGGCGCGTCCCATCTTCTCGAACGAGCCGACGATGACCTTATTCAAGGCATTCTTGACAAGGCCGGTGAAATCGGCGGTGGTGGCGAGCTGGGCATGGATGGGATCGAAGCCACCATGCAGATCATAGTCACCGGTGAGCATGAAATAGGCTTCACGGATGCCGGACAAGCGGGGAACTTTCAATGCGACCTTATCTGCATCCCTAGGCGCACCCAGGAGATCATCAAAGGCGGCCTGGAGCTGGTCTTCGCTGCTGTTCATGCCGTGGATGCGGCCGGGGCCTTGCACGGTAAGAGCGCCGGTGAGGGCGGAAACTTCCGCACGGGCGTCTTCGATGGCGGTCTGCAGGACAGCCGGCTCGAAGGATTTGCCTTCGAAGGACTTGCGCAAGCGCGCCTGGGTCACTTCGGGCAGACGGGAGGCAGACAGGGCAGAATTGAGCAGATACTTGCACTGCTCGGCCAACAGGTTATCACTGGCGACAATCTGCGCTTGAAGCTTTTCCTGACGTTCTTGCTCACCGAGGAAGGCGGCCATAGCATGGCTGTTCTTCTCAAGAGTGGACTGGACCCCCTCCGCACCCTGCGGGTGCACCTCCCCCAAATCCTTCGGATTTAGGGGAGGAGAGGTGGAAATGATTGGTTCGGACATATTGAACTCCTTGAATGTGTTGAGTTGGGCGAGGATGGCCGTGCCATCCACTGCGGGGGCATTGACGGCGCTGGTCTCCTTGCCCTTGGGGTTGGTGAATATGAGTTCGCAAATACGATCAGGCGAGTCACGACTCGCCTCTACTTTGTATTTGCGACCGGGGATATGGTTACAGGTGAACCATGAGGATTTGCAAATCGAGCAGTGGATATCGTCGTAATCCCAGGCGATGGAGAAGCGGTCAATGCGGCCTTCGACATAATCGGTCATGCCGCGGCGGGTGGTGAGTTTGACGTGCTGTTTGAAGGATTTCCCTTCAAGCGCGCTGGCCACGATCAACCCATCACGGGCGGCAATCTCGAAAGTATTATGGTCCCGAAGAAACGGCTTACCGGTGAAACTTTCAGCCAGGGAAGGAAGATCCTGCTCGTAGAAGGTGAGATGGTTGCGGTTCGAGCCGAAGGTAAAGACCTTGGCATCAAACTCGATGTCGGTCAGCTCACCGCTCTCGATCTGCTTTAGCAGAAGTGGCCGGTCCAGGGATGGCGGCTGCTCTGCATGGTCGCCACCCTCAAAGAACGGGGGCAAGAGGGCGCGACCACCTTCGGGGTATGGTTCGCTGTAGAGAATGGGCAAAACGGGTTTATCTTTCATCGAACTCCTTTCTTATTTCACGGCCTGCACACGAACGGGGCACTTGGCTTTTCGTCTGCGCGCGCTGGCACGATAAAACCTACTCCTTTTCTTTCTGTGGATCATTTGGATCCGTGTTGGGGGACTTATAACCACTGCCACGGATATTGACCGGTGCGAACTCGCCAATCTTTTCGGGTGGCGTTTCAGCCAGGAAGCGATAGACAAGACGGATGAACTCATTCTCGTCAACCAGCTTGGCGTTATAGATCGGGGCGAAGCCGGTGACGAAGCGCTGCAGGGCCAGAGCGAGGATGGAGTTATCGCGCTCGGTGATATCCGGGACGGTGATAGAAATCTCAGCTGAGGCCGTGATATGGGAATCAACCTGATGGCGGACGGCAAGGGCGGTTCGAAGAACGCTGAGCAGCACATTCTTGAGATAATTTTGACGGTTCTTGAAGTGTTTGAAGGTGGGCGTGCCGGCTGCTTCGGCGGTGGTGCGGGTGCTTTCTTCCGGCTCGGCCAGGTAATGGAGTGGGATGCCTGCGCCGATGGCGATCATTCGCTTTAAAGCAAGTCCGTCCGCGCCGGCTTCGAAGGCAGCCAGATTAGGGAAAAGAGCGGTAAGGGTTTCGTTCGGGTCCAGGCCGAGCACGCCGCCGGATTTCTTGGGAAGTTTGGCGGCGAAGTCGCGCATGTACTTTTCTTTTTCGGCCTGGCTGGTGAAAGGGCGTTGTAGGATGAATGAAAACATCTGGCGGAAGTAATTCAGGCGGGCGCGGTCTTCGAGCCACTGACGATACAGGCCGATCCAATAAAGGATAGGGGCCAAGTCGCTTTCGCCAAAGGTTGCGCCGACAGCGCGCTCGAGCGGGAAATGAAGAACGAACGATCGAGCGAGTGGATCACGATCCGCCCCTAAAAAGGATGTCCATGGATTTTCGTCCATCTCGTCCCGCTTGTAAAGCAGCTCCTGGCGGTAATCATTCTCGGCGGTCTCGATCACGTTGATGGTTTCGGAGGGAAGCGCGCGCACGTAGATCATCCCGCCTTCGTCCACGGAAAACAAGATGAACAAGTCGCCGGTGCGCCAGGCTTCATCCGCCCATTCGGGGAGCTGCTCAGTCAGATTGTTGAGTGGATGTTTCCAGAACTCGGTCAGGAACTTGTTTGCGCGCGGATTGGAAGTCTGGAAAGCAAGGCCATCCCCGATGACGAACTCGGTAGTGAGTTGGATGATGCGGCGGGCAATGGGGTTCGAGCGCCAGGCATTGATCGCCTGGTCGAGTATCTTCTTGCGGTCATAGGAAAGACGATCCCTAAAATTGCTATCCCAGGCAGCAGAACCGAGGGTGATGGTGTTCTCGGTCTCTTTGACGGCAAGGGCAGTTTGAACAATTTTCTTAGGCATAATTACTACCTTCATGGGCAGGTTGCGACCCGCCCCTACATGATCCCTACGAGCGGATCGAAACCCTCATCGGCTTCGATGGCGGTTTGAACACTCCAAACCATGCGATCCAGGACGGCAATCAAAGCATCCGCGAGCACATAATCGTCGTGGATCAGTTCACCTGTGGGGCCGCGTGCGTCTTCGGGAACGCCCCAGCGTAGGGTCTTGGTGGGACCTGGGAGGATCTCGGAAGTGCAGGCGTCATACTGCGAGCGCACAGCATTGGTAGGACACAGATCACGAAAGCGGCCGGTCTCGATGACAGCCAGGAAACGATAGCCGATGTCGCTCTTTTCCGGCCGGCTGAACTTTATGGGAACAACGCGACCAGGGAAAGCCTTATCCAGAAGCGCCCATAAACCTTCACCTACGCCGGTGGCGTCAATGACAATATAGAGCGGGTTCCAGGCTTCAGCCAGGGCTTTGAGTTGGCCGAACACAATAAGATGGTTCTTCCCGACCCACTGTAAACGGTGCGCAGCACGGTAGGTAGGCGCTTGCAAGGTTTCGAGAGTAGACAGATCAAGGTCCACGATCGTAAGCGAGACACTATCACGGCCTGGGTTCTGGAGCGGGGCGTCATCATCGAAGGCCATGCGGGCCTCATCCTGGCCGGCCACATCCAACAAGAAGGCGCAAGGAACGCCTATAAGAGGATGATCGTGGGCGGGTTGGTCGCCGGTCATCAAGGCACGGCGGGTCGGGTTGAACATACCGGTCTGCGCGTCTATCTCTTCACAAAAATATTGCGTCTTGACAAGAGGATGCTCACGACCCAGACGGGCGATCTCCGCATCCACAAACAAACCATAAGCCGGATTACACTTACGAACATCCTCTGACGTATAGAAAAAGACACGCCGGATCCCATCTGCTTTTTCAGCGATGCGAGCTGCACGCAGCTCACGGGCGAGTAAAGTATTGCTGGTCCAGACCGTGCCGACAATAACGCGGGTGGCATTAGTGCTGGCGGCCATGGGAGCGGCGTCCTTATCGTATTTGTTAGGACTGATATCCTGGGCTTCGTTGATGATCAGCAACAAGCTGGCGGTCGCACCGACAACATTCGCCTGGCCATCTCCGGACAGGAACGACACGCGCGCCTGACCCAGGATGCGCATGAAATCAGAGCGTTTCTTCCAGCGATAACACATGAGACGATTGGAATTCATGCGACTTTCCAAGCGGAAGATAGCACGGATAGTTTGCGGTTTATAGGTGGGATTGAACTCGACGATCTCCATATCCCGATGTTGGTAGCGCTGCAAGAGATACATCTTGAGATGGCAAAGCAACTCATCCTTTCCAGACTGGCGACTGATCACGATGATGAACGTCAGGCCGGCATTGGTTCGGACAGACTCCCAAATGGCATTGATAGGATCTAACTGGTAAGGACGCAATTCGATACCACCGCCGTGAAGAGCGAACCTGTAAGGCGTGCGTTGAAGAGTTTTGGCACGAGAGGTAAGAGTGCTCACGAAATCCCATCCTCGGCATTCAATTCAGCCAGAGCATCCAAGATAGCAGTCTCGCCCGGTTTGTATTTACCGGTGGCGATTTGGAAGCTGCGAGTGAGAGTAGCAAGATTAGTCATAGCACCAAAGAAAGTACTGATCGTGTTCAAAGCATTATCATTGAGTTTCTTGGTGCCGGCCGGCGGCAAAGGACCTGCAGAAAGAATTTCAAGAACACGATAGCCGACAATACGAGTAGCCTTGATCTCGCCTTCAAGACTGGCATCACTTTTACCCAAGCGAATCTTTTCACCCTGGGAAAACAACTTGGAGTAGAAGCCATGTGTTTGTGCATTCTTATTTCCAGGTTGGCCGCCGCCTTTGCGACTACTCATGGACTGAAGAAAGACTTGATAAGGGCGACCAGGGCGAGAAATCCACCCGAGCCGGTCAGGATGCCGGCCAAGGTCAGGCCGGAGCGTAGGCGCTGCTCGTGGTCATCGAAGGTCTTATCGATCTCGGTATGCGACTTCAGATGTTCGGCCTGGGCAGCCTCCATCAGGGCGAGGCGCTTATCGAGGATGTACCAGAGTTCAGGAATGGTTGAAGGTGGTTGATCGCTCATAGGTTTGGCACGGCAAGGCTCCTGTTAAACAGGAACACGGCAAGGGATGGGCCTTGCCGTGCCTAGGCCCATTATACAACAAGTTTGCAAGCATTTTGGACCTCCTCAAGATGTTGTAGATAATCGGCTGCCTCTTTTACCCAGGCAGGAGTGATGTTATTTGGATTGGGCAATTTCAAACGGGAAAGGCCGAGGGCGCGGCGGACGAATGGGTTTTTGGGTTCGATGCCATTCACAGCCAGATCATGAACGTAACGGACGTTCACGCCATAGTGCGAGGCGATCCCGCGCCAGGTGGTGGGATGTTTCCGGCTACGATGCTCTCTATTGAGCCGTTTTTGGATAGTGGATGTAGATGTCATCTTTTCAATTTACGTGCTCTACAGGCTTGTTAATTGGCGTAACAAGACTATTTAGTGCTCGATCTGATCGGCATATTTGCCGGTAGTGTAGCGGTATCCATCACTCTTATCCGTGGGAGCATCCCATTGATTTTTGATGCGCCAGACAGCCAGACCGATCTCGTGTCCTTTGCACAGGACTTCAGAAACGTGGGCGCGGATGTACTCGGGTGTAGTCCAGGCCAGGGCCGAGATTTGGCTGGCGATTGGTTCATGGATGCCGGAGGCAATGCAGGCAGACTTGCAGGCCTGGCGATCCGCCTTACGCTTTGCTGAGACTTGGTAGGAATCGCGATATTCGCGGTTTTCACCTGGTGGTGGTAGTAGTGGATCATTGGTCTCTTCTATTGCACTACTACTACCACTAACTCCAAAACCGCGATATTCGCGGTTTTCAATTGAGAGTGGGAGTTGGAAACCGTAAGACAGGCGCCAGCCTCCAGCGACTCTTATTACGAGTTGGCGGGTTGGGCTTTCGAGCGCGCGCAGGGCGTCGGTGATAGTATGATCACCATAGCCGGTGGCGTCTTTGAGAAATTGTGCGGTGACGGGGACTTGTCCACTTTGTTCGAGCAACAGGATGGCAACAAGAACGGTCAACGGGCTGCCGCGTAGTTCACGGATGAGGGAGATGGTGAATTGTGGTGGAGGCATGTTGTCCTTTTTATGATAGAATTTGAAACAGCGACTCGCTGGTTTAGTCTTGGCGGACTCCGCCAGCGGGCCGCAAATCGTACCCGGTACGATGGCCCGGGTTACATCGATCAGGCTGGGGGTTGTCCGGCCTGGTGATGTCAGCATGGAGGTCAAAATGAATAAGGGAATGGTGGATGAGTTTCTAGCGTCGCGCCCCTACAGTCAGGCGACGAAAGATACCTATCGCCGCGCGTTACTGCTTCTAATTCAATTGGACCGGCTCGAGCAGATTAGTGCAGCGGAGTTATTGCGATTCGCAGACAGAAATGGATGGGGGAACAGTCAGCAATATGTGGCGGTCTGTGCATGCCGAGCATTTTTGAGTTGGCGGTTCGGAGCGATGCACCCAGGATTGGGAGTACGAATAAAGAGAATTCGTCCGCGTCGGCAGCGGGTATTATCGGCACAACGCGTACTTGATCTCCTGGTGATCTTCGACCGGACGACGGTAAAAGGTTTACGCGATCTGGCGATCTGCGCGTTGGCAATAGATACCGGTCTGCGCCTGGCGGAGTTATGCCGGCTGAGAATAACGGATGTGGACCTGCAGCAGCGATCGCTACAGGTGATCATCAAAGGTGGTCAATGGGGGATGGGGGTGTTCAGCGAACAGACGGCGATCTATATTGCTGAATGGTTGGCCGTGCGGAAGGGGCAGGCGGAGACGGTATTTGCATCCACGCGCACCTGGCGGCCGCTGACGCGGGAGGGATTGAAGGTGACTGTAAGGCGATGGGGGGAGCAAGCCGGTTTCAAGCTTTCGGCCCACGATCTGCGGCGGACATTTGCCACGCTCAGCACGATCTTTGGTGCACCATCGCGCGTTGTACAGGTGGCAGGTCGTTGGTCAGACCTGGCGATGGTTGAGCACTATACGGCCGGCATCACTGCAGAAGCAATACGACCTTATTTACCGATGGCCAGGTTGAACCCATAACAATCGGTTCAGGGTTCAAATCCCTGGTCGGTCACAGGCTTTCGGTTGTTAAGGTGCTGGCTTTACGGTAGACCTTAGCGCCGGAGGCGCTTTGCGGGCCGGCCCGTCGTTTCAGCGGCGGGCGGTTCGCTTTTACTGTGGACCTACTGAAACCCACAGGACGAGAAAGACAAAAAGAAGAATACCGGTGATCAAGTCTTCAGTCTGAGTTGGCTGAGACTTGCTGTTGGCGGCGCAGATCAATGATTTTGGCAATATCGGATCGGGGGATGCGATATTCTGGACGCCTGGCGTTGGGATTGAGTTTGTAGGCATTGGGAAAATATCCCCTGGCGATCCAGTCTTGGATAGTTCGCCTGGACACGCTGAAAAAATTGGCGGCTTGGATGGTGGTATAGATTTCGTTCATAAGCGCATTATACGCACAATTGGCATTGTCTGTCAATAGCGATCGGTGCTCGCTATTTCTGATGATGCAGGATCCGCGAAGGGCGCCCATCGCTTTATTTGATGATGTGAGCTGCCGATCTTGCTATTATTGGCGATGGGGACCCGGGTTGGCTTAATCATATCGCCACATTTGGCGATACTGCACCCCCGCTATTTTCAGCGAGGTTGGCCAGACCTAGACACCATCGCCGTTTTAGACGATAATGCCGGCGGAGGTTCTTATGGCTTATCCTGGTGGAAAGGCCGGAGCTGGTGTCTACCAGACCATCATCAACCAGATTCCCCCGCATCGCGTTTATATTGAACCGTTCCTGGGAGCGGGGACGGTGATGCGACACAAACGACCTGCACACGTCAACATCGGCATTGATAGCGATGGCGACGTGGTAGCGCGTGTTCCCTGGGCGAATAGTCTGGATGTACCAGGTATCATCATCAAATGTGACGATGCGATATCCTTTTTGAAATCTTACGACTGGCAGGGGGTTGAATTTGTTTACTGTGATCCCCCGTACTTGTTTGAGACGCGTAGCTGCAAACGACACGTCTACACCTGCGAATTTGGCGATGCGGACCAACATCGGGAGTTGCTGACCGTACTTCTGGCTTTACCCTGCACGGTGGCGATCTCCGGTTATCAATCATCGCTTTATGCGGAGTTGCTGGCCGGCTGGCGCACTATACACTACAGAACCCGTACGCGCGGAGGTCGGTCGGTAATTGAATGGTTGTGGATGAATTACGATGAACCAGTGGAGTTACACGATTACCGCTATCTTGGCAACAACTTTCGGGAGCGGGAACGATTGAAGCGGATTAGAGTGCGCTGGCTGGCAAGGCTGGCGCGCATGGGGAACCTAGAAAGATACGCTTTGCTCTCGACCATCGCTGAGTATAGCGGTAGGATCCCACACTCGAAAGTATCGTTAGATTGAGCGATGTTTCCGGGAGCTTTAGTACGGGAAACGAGGCAGTTTAGATAATGCTTGTGCTGGCGATGCTCACGTTCCAGCCTGGCCGCCCGAGCGCGTCACCCCGCCCGGTCACAGAAAACCAACCCGCAGCCGTGACCCGCGTCAGCCACGACGCCGAAGGCGAAACCCCGTCAGGGGTTTACGCGATTTTTTTCGCTGTGAAACAATGGTTGTGAAACACTCCCTATATATGACGGACCTGGTTGTGATCACCGCCGATATAGTCACTGGTGGGGGATAAAAAACCCCCATTCTCCTGGGCGGGGGTTTGGTGATCCTGGTTGTGGCTGATCAGGCGGCGGGTTTCTCCGGGGCCGGCTGAACCGTAGTCAGGCCGATGAGGATCGTATCAACGTCGCGGCCGGCGATGCGTTTGGTGACGGCGCGCAAGGTGACGGACTTACCATAGCTGGCGGTGATCTCATTGCCGAAAGTGGCGCGGAGGAAATCTTGGTTGGTGCTGGTAAGGATCAAGCCCTTTTGTTTACCGGCGAAGTACATCACAGGCTTGATCTCTTCCACGCCGGGGCGCGGGTGGACGGTTTGGAACTCGATCCGGTCCACGGTGACGGGGACGATGGCGGTTTTTAGGTGGGCGGCTTTGAGGTAGGGGTCGAGGTCAGACCAGGTGCGGGGGGCGGGTGTGGGGGTGGACATGGTTATTCTCCTACCGGTCTACCAGGCGGGCCGGCACGCCACGGATTAGAAGTCTACTTCGACTTCTGTGAATTGGGAATGTGCCTCGGCGGCGATCTCCCAATCGAGCGGCAGGGGAGTGACGGCGGCTAGGCGGTAGGACTCGCGGTAGATGTACTCACCGCGATGGTGGCCGGCGTAGTAGTAGCCGGCGCGCTCGAGTGTGACAGTGTAGGCGGTGTGATCATCCACGTGGATGTGTTGGCCGGTGGCGTGGTTATAGGCGAACCAGCAGGTATCGAGGCAATCGGGACAATAGTGTTTGGATAGGGCGATCATGACACCACCTCCGCGTAGCGGACCCATGCGGGGATTTGGGCGGCTGGTGGACGGCCGAAGGCTTGCAGCACCAGGTTGCCGGCGCGCAGGCTGACAGACGCGAGCGCTGAAAACGGGACACGGTGAACGGCAAAAGTGCCCAAGCGGATCACCTGAGCTATGCGGCTGGCGCCATCGGCATCGATGATCTCAGCCTGGTATGTTGCGGTGCCGATCTGAACCCAGGCGGCTAAGTGGATTGGACCGGACTCGGAAAACGGAAACATGGCAGATCTCCTTTTTTGACTTGCTGATATGGATGGCTAAAACAACGACTGCTGAACCGCGGCGGGATGCCACAGCCAGCAGGAAAAACCACGGAAGGAACCGACAACCCAGGCGCCCGCGCAATAGGGGATGGGGGAAGGCATGGGACCGAAGGCGAAGACTGACCGGCCCAACCTGACGGCATGGCTGGCCACGGCCAGCGAACCAGGGCCAGGCCAAAAGAACACAGCCGCCGAGCAGCCAGCCAGCCCGGCCAGAGAGCGCAAAAGATAACGGGCGCGCATGGGCGCAGCTGAACCGCCAGCCTGAAAAATGAGCTGTGCGCCAGCCTGGAAAGCCTGGGCGACATGGGCAGGAACAAACAACGGGGCCTCAACGGCGAAAACGACGAGGAACGACTGACCGCCAGCGGCGAGGGCTGCCTGGACAACTTGCTGATCTGCGCCCCGCTGGCAGCCGACATGAATGGACTGGCCGGAGGAAAACACGGCGTGGACCACCTGACCAACGAGGGGGCAGGATGGGAGCGAGCGGGAACCACCGAAATAAACTGCTGACATGTGAACCTGCCTTTTTTATGAACTGCGCCGAAGGCGCACAGATGGGGCGGGGCCAAAAAAACCGCACCGGACATTTTACGAAAGGCATGGCAATAAGCGAGCCGCCGTGAGCTTACGGCGGGCAGGAGCGAAGCGACTGACCGAGGGCAAGCCCGTATTTAGGAGCGGCAAAAGCGGAAGGCCGCCTGTACTAAGGCGGCCTGGGCACAAGCCCCGCTTTTGACCGGCGACGTGGGCTTGCCGGAGGCCGCTGCCATGCCCGGCCCCGCCACGCTGAACACATGCCGGGGGTCACCAGCCTGCTGTACTTGCAGGATGGGGCGGCATGGTGAAGCGGCACATGATATGTCTTTAAGATTGTTCTTAGATGCTTTTTTCCTTTACGGCATGGCGGTGGTACTTTCACCGCTTGACGGCGGCGCAGGGAAGGCAAGGCGGGCACGCCCGCCGGTGGCCGCTGTACTTGCGGCCATGCCGGAAAAAGCCCGCCCCCCTATCCCGACTTCAACACACCATACTGGACGCGGAGCAGCGCGGCGAGGTACGAGCCTGCCTGCGAAGCGGACGTGCAGGTGGGGGGTTGGGTTCGGGAGGGGGGCGGGCTGCGCCCTGTGCCGTCCGTGCGCCGAAGGCGTTTGTTGCGCATCGTCAGCCCGCAAGGGCTGCGAGCGCCAAGAAAAGATTTGCGGCGGCAGATGGTTTTACGTCCGCCGCCAAGAGTGCGAAATTAGCAAATAACTTAGAAGTGGAGTAGGTGTAGATAATGATTGTGCTGGCGATGCACACGCGTCAGCTTAGGCCGCCCAAGAAAAGAAATACGGCGGACGGTGGTTTCCCGTCCGCCGCCTGATGCTTGGCTTAGAACATCGAGAAAAAATGAGCGGTTGAAGTACCCCCAGAAGTATAGGCGACTGTCAAGATAGGGCGATAACCAGCAGTTGCATGATCTTGTGAAGCAAGAGATATGAGTTCATCATCAGTGGGCACTGAATTATTATAGTCTTCAGCGCTGCGCAAACTGTAATAGGTATTTCCGGTTTTATTCACCCACGCGGTTGCAAGATTACCGCTGGCATATTGAGTGTTCAAGGACATCCCTGAAGTATTGCGCCAAATGCTATCATCTGCGGTTCCGGCGAGGCAGTTATCATAGGCGGCTTCTTGAGTACCGGACGCAATTGGATCTTGAGCGCTCCAGTCCTGTTTCACGATCTGAACATCAAAATCGACTGTGCTATTATTTACAATACAAACCAATTTCAGATTTACCTGGGTGACAGATCCTCCAGCGCCAATCGCGCTAGTATCGAATTTTAGGAAACTGCGCAAAATGCGGTTAGGTGAATAAAGCCAATAATCCTGACCAACAATGAAAGTTGTTGCTATTATATCAAAACCTACCGAAGTACTACGCCGCGTGGAATAGGTGGCATTTTCGCCATATACATACCCATCCGCGGTGCTCTCTGTGAAATCAGGATCAATGATCACAGGATAAATGGCCTGGTCCAACCACAAGGCAAATGCGGCTGAATCGCCTTCGAACTCGAACTGAAAACCTTTATCATCTCTTGCAACCAAAGGGTGAACAATGAATTTGGAAGGAAGTATGCCGACCTTTTGAATAACGAACTTTTCAAACGGGAAAGTCTTTTTATCGAGGATGATCTGCTCTTGGAAACCATTCTCTAATAGGCGTAGATATTGTCTTCCACCTGGGAACTCGCGGACGATCCTATCCCCATCCAGAAAACCAAGCGGGCTGCCTGGAAGATAGGTGAACTGCTGGTAATCGCTTCCCTGGACTTTCACACGCCCATCTGGATGGATCAACACGTCCAGCCCGGGCGCGCCATAAAAGCCGCCAGATGCAGGAAATAAAGTAGTATCCAGCGGCTTCCATAAGCCATCCGCGTCTTGAAAATGGCACGGCGAACCGGTGAAAACCGCTATCCTTTCCCCATTTTTGCGCTCGAAGTGAATGCTGTGATGGGCGCGCTTCGCGACTGGCAGAGAAGACATATCGGGATTACGAGTAAAGAAATCAGCAACCCAGTTGGCCATCTTAGGCTTCCTCGGTCTTGGCTATACAATCCCACTTAGCATCCGTGGAATTATAGATAAAACCGACATATAAAGTCTTGGAGATCGTGGTGGTGGTGGGAAGAGCAACGCCCAGGGCGCGGTAGATGGCATTCCAAGAAAGAGCGCGGGCGGTGGCATTATCTTTGATACGGATGATCAGCTTTTGACCCTGGGAAGGCGTTCCTGTAGGAGCAGCGAAAGCGGCGGCGGCTGCCTGGGCGGTAAGGATATGCAGATCGGTTGTGTCTGCGTTTGGGGTGGGTGTTGCATTGGAGGCTTCAGAGGTGACGCGAGGCGCGATGCCCAAGGCGCTCAGCGTGGCGCGCTGTGCAGCAGCATCCGCGTCATCCAAGACCGCACGACCGGCAGCAGTGCAGGCGATCTCTTCAACATCACCTGAGCCTGCTGTGGAGCGGCCAAGAATCTTATCAGTGGCAGAGACATTTTGTATTCTGGCATAAGTTACCGCATCAGCGTCTATGTCTGCCGTTGCCACAGTAGCCTTATAAGCCAGGGCAGCAAGGCTAAGGATGGTTTTCACTTCAGCCAAAGTCTTCTTGACGAACACGCCTGCACCAGAAGCGACAATGAAATCACTTACGGCTGTGGCGAGTGAATGGGGAACATAATCCGTGCTGGCTGTATAGGCAGCGGAACCAAGGCCCAGGACGGTTTTCGTCTCTGCAAGGGTCTTCTTGACGAAAACACCTGCTCCAGAAGCCACCAGGAAGTCACTGACGGCCGTAGCAAGAGAATGTTTGACATATTGGGTGTGATCATCGTCTGCAAGCCCGCCCAGGCCGCCATGATCTATCTGTGCGCCATCGCCGCCAACATGATCATGAGAATCGCCGTTGGTAACGCCTTTGGCGGAAACTGCAAATATGGCCTTGAGTGTTGACCAAAGGAACTGCTTCATAGTTCCACCCGCGCCATCGGTGACATCACTTACATCACGAATGACTAAAGCATCACCAACAGCAGGCTCGACGGCAAGTTCTGTATCGGCGGAATATTTGCGGTCTGCCATATTTCACCTAACCTAGAATGTGTTTGGAAACACCATCTTCGAGAAGATGATGGAAAACTCCATCTTCCAAAAGGTGAAAGAAATCAGCACCAGGAGCACCACCTGAAATAGAATTCCAAGCGGAACCATCCCAAACATAAAAAGTCAAACCTACGGTATCGAAGGCGAACACCTTACCAGCAATCTCAGCGACAGGCGGAATGACAACAAGAGCAAGATGAACATGCTCATCCACGGCTTCAGCAAGAGCCTGAAGATTGCTAACAGCAGGGGATAGGACTTTGTCGAAGCCGGTATTGATAAGTGGAGTGTAGCTGAGTTGATCTTCGGTTGACATGAAATCAACGCCTTGGAGGTTTTGGAGGCGGTGGAGGCGGAGGAATAGGGACAATAGGAATGGGTAGAACGGCGCCACCTTCGGTATCACCGAAAACATCCAGGAACCTGGCTTGCCACTGCCAGGAGGGAGAAAGTCTTGGACTAAAAAGCTCGACAAACTTAGTAGGCCAAATCGAAAAATCACCTATATCAAGAACAGTATAAATTGCATCGAAATCAAGATATTTCAGATTGGGGGAAATGTTCTGAACGATCCAATTCTGCGTATCAGTCCAACTATATCTAGCAGGGTGAGTAGCGGTGGAGTGAAGGAAGCCGAGATTATGAGATGGTTTGTTGGTCCCACCTGATGTATGCAGCACATCGCTTTCATCCTTCGAGTATAAAGTCTTCTCATGGTAAGCACCGTGACCTGGGAGGGCAATCTTATTGGACTGGAATAATGTGTACTGGCCAGGGAAGGTAGGGCCGGTGGCTTTGGCCTGAAAGAAATAAAGCCTATCCGCATCATAATCTGTAGCGAAGATCAGATACTTTTGACGCAGAAGCGTGAAAAAAGACTTAGCATTACTGATCACAAGAGATTTACCAACAGGAAGGAACTTATAAGAGAGCCAGGCTGCAGCCGGATCCGAATGGAAGACACTGAAACCAAACTGAGTGCAGACGGTAGAGATGATGCTGGAATAAGTTACATCACCTGGCGTAGAGAAATATTTATAAGGGAAAACATGCCCTTCCAGGGTGCGGATATAGTTTTCATGACGATCGAAGGTAGGCCAATAGCAAGAGGACGTGATGATATTAGGGACACCATCTACAAGAATGCCACGTTGGATCCTAAACATGTAAAAATCATCCCAATAACCCGGGTCATGGAAAACCACCTTTGCGGTCAACCCATAGAGGATGAACTCGATGACTTCGGTAGTTTCGAACTGAACATACGCTCTATCCACATCCATGAGCTGCACATTGAAGTACGGGACGAAATTCCCGCTGTTCATGGCGGCGAGTAAGTCGGGATCAAGTGGCCTGGGCATTTTGCGATTTCAGATTTACGATTTACGATTGACGATTACGGATTAATATCCGGGAAATCAGGCAGGCAAATGCGGACACCTGGCTCAATGGTAAGGAATGACGCAAAAGAGGAAAGATAATCGACGGCAAGAAGCCTATACTTCTGTGCAACGTCAGGGTTCATGTTGATCGTCTCAATGCGGTCCAAGGCGCGCATTTGGGCGGCACGGCCGGCTGCGCCGACATGGATAAAAGGTTCATCTGCTGCGGCGAGAGTAGTACCGGCTGCGGAATCGAGGCCGTCAATGGTGTGGATGACAGAATAGGAGATTTGAAGAACTTCCCCGGCGCTGACTTCTGATCTTGTCTCGACGATCCACTGCTCATCGCGTTGATAGGCATAATACACACGATCAACAATATAATCAGGATCCTCGTTATACAACTGGACATTGGTGATGTGGCGGGTGATGAAATCGGCGGGGAGTATGTGGACGCCGGTGGTGGCGTCCACTATGAGCTGGTAGGTACGAATGAACGGACGATGATCAGAAAATTCTGTGAGAGTCCAACGAAGGGCCTGGTCCACATCATTGTTACTGAAGATGGCATTACTGGCATCGGAAAGCAAAGCCAGGACGGAAATTCTAAATGCTGCAAGGGCGCTCATGGGTTACTCCTTGTGGGCGATTCGCGAATCGCCCCTACATTCAAACGTGAAACAAAATCAGCCAAAGGACAAACCGTACATTCGGCAATTCCATACTTG